TTAAATATCTAAGCATTTGATCTTCTTCTGGAAAGAACAAATCCATTTTCTTTTTAGAAGCCAACCATCCAAAAAAAGTTACTGCACAATTGTCCAAATCTCCAATTTGGAAATGATTTTTTATGTATTTCACATAACTGCGAGTAAAAATCATCTAATCTATCTGGATTTCTCATATTATATATTCTCCTTCTTCGGTCTTCTGCCACATGACTTAGTTTCAGTACAATACCCAATCTCATCACACTTTGCATGAAATAAATTATCTACAATCCACTTCCACTCATCAGAATATTCTCTTAAAGCAATACAAATATCTTTAAATAATTCTCTGTATTCCCAATAGGCACGATTGCACATTCTAACTCTGCTCATTTCAATAAGACTTCTTAAATTACGTTTATCTACCATTTTTGTACAATAAGCTAATGGGAGTAACATTGTTGCATCTTCGACTGGTACTCCGTTATTTATGAGATGCTGAATATTGGTATTAATATATCTCATAACACTATGCCATGTTGCAGCAACATCTTCATCGTTACTAATTGATTGTGGTGTCACATAATCAAATCCATTTCCTTTAGAATAATCAATATACCTTGTACTTGCCTGTAATCTGCTTGCACCAACAATATGGGTATAATATTCACGGATTGTTTTTGCCGAATATCCATCTATAATCATTTCCACATTTGGATATTCCATCACACGTCCATGACCTGATTTAATACAATCAAGACCACGCTTATAATTCCTTTCATTTTTTGCAATATTAGCATTCCAACAACATCCTGCTCTTGCTCCCATTAATGTAATTGGATTCTTAGTTGTTTCTGGTAAAATTATAATTGTTCCCATTTTTATTCCTTTCTGAATGACCAAACATAATCAACAAATTTATCATTATTTGATCATAAATATCAATCTTAATGTCATCTACTTGTCCAGTCCAAGGTGACAGAATTATTTCATGTTCACACTTAGACCAAAAATAATACATTGTTTCCCTTCAGTCTTTAATTTTTCAGAGAGAGTTTCTTTATTTAATTTTCTTTTTGTTTATGGTAATTTGAGCGAATTGCTCTAAGAAATGCAA